GCTACGAACGGCCAGCATCCCGAACGATCGGCAACTGAAGGCGGACTTGACTGGCCCGATGAAGAAGCCTGACTCGTCGGGGACGATCTATCTGGAAGGCAAGAAAGAGATGAAGTCGCGCGGACTGGCCTCACCAGACGCGGCGGATGCACTAGCGGTGACGTTCGCGTTCCCGGTAGCCAGCCGCGAATCGAGCGTAGAACGTGTGGCGCGGGCGACACCGCGCTCGTATCAGCAGACAGCGGTTGCAACTGGCTGGATGGGGAACTAAGATGGCAACGAAGAAAAGTGTGTCATTGAGCGTAGGCCGGGGCGAGAAGCTGCCGGTCAGCAAGGGTGCAGGGCTAACAGCCAAGGGGCGAGCGAAGTACAACGCTGCAACTGGCTCGAACTTAAAGGCACCGGCACCGAGTCCGAAGACAAAAGCGGATGAAGGGCGTAAAAAATCGTTCTGCGCCCGCATGGGGGCGGTCGCAGCCAAGGCGAAAGACGGCGAACGTGCAAAAGCAGCACTTAAACGATGGAAGTGTTAATTATGGCTACCAAACCAGGGTTGTATGCTGCAATTCACGCAAAACGCGAGCGCATCAAGGCCGGTTCCGGCGAAAAGATGAGGAAACCCGGCTCGCCCGGCGCCCCGACCGCGAAAGATTTCAAGCAGTCTGCGAAAACGGCTAAAAAGGGGAAGTAAAATGCCACTCGTTAAGTCGAAATCCGAAAAGGCGTTCAAGCAAAACATCCGCGCCGAGGTTAAAAGCGGCAAACCCGTGAAACAGGCCGTGGCCATCGCGTACGCTACTAAGCGCGCAGCCGCCAAACCAGCGAAAAAGATGAAGTAAATGGACTATACCGGCATAAATAAGGCAGCAAAAGTCGCGGATGTGGGTGGAAATCCGCCGCCTGACGACATCAAAAAAGACACGCAAGACGTCTTGGCGACCATGCGAAAGCGCCTGCAAATGGCGCTATCTGCCATGTCGGAAACGCGGGAAGATGAGCTAGACGACCTGCGGTTCTATGCCGGTTCGCCCGACAACCATTGGCAGTGGCCAGCCGACGTGCTGGCGACCCGTGGGGCAGTGCAAGGCCAGACGATCAACGCCCGTCCTTGCCTGACCATCAACAAGCTGCCGCAACACGTGCGGCAGGTAACGAATGATCAAAGACAAAACCGTCCGAGCGGCAAAGTTATTCCTGCTGACGACAACGCCGACCCGGAAGTCGCCGAGATCTACAACGGCATGGTCAGGCACATCGAGTACATCTCGGACGCCGACGTCGCCTACGACACCGCCTGCGAAAACCAAGTCTCTTACGGCGAAGGTTACATCCGCATCCTGACGGAATACTGCGACGACGACACGTTTGACCAAGACATCAAGATTGCGCGTGTGCGCAACTCGTTCTCGGTTTACATGGATCCGACCATTCAAGACCCGTGCGGTGCGGATGCCAAGTGGTGCTTCATCACCGAAGACCTGCAGCGTTCCGAATTTGAGCGCCTGTTTCCCAACGCCAGCCCGCTGACCACCCTGCAGGCGCAGGGCATTGGTGACCAGTCGATCTCGGTCTGGATCAACCAGGACACCGTGCGGATCGCTGAGTATTACTACGTCGAGTACGACAACGCAACGCTGAACCTGTACCCCGGCAACATGACGGCGTTCGAAGGTTCGCCCGAGGCCAAGCAGATGAAGCAGATGGGCATCAAGCCTATCCGCACCCGTCAGGTACACGCCAAGCGGGTCAAGTGGTGCAAGACCAACGGCTACGAGATGCTGGAAGAGCGTGACTGGGTCGGCAAGTGGATCCCGGTCGTGCGCGTAGTTGGCAACGAGTTCGAGGTCGACGGTAAGATTTACGTCTCTGGTTTGGTGCGTAACGCTAAAGACGCGCAGCGCATGTACAACTACTGGACGAGCCAAGAAGCTGAGATGCTGGCTTTGGCACCGAAAGCGCCGTTTATCGGCTACGGCGGCCAGTTTGAAGGCTACGAGATGCAGTGGAAGACGGCCAACACGCAGAACTGGCCGTATCTGGAGGTCAACCCGGACGTCACCGACGGTTCAGGCGCTGTGCTGCCGTTGCCCCAACGGGCAGCTCCACCGCTGCCACAGACGGGTCTGATTCAGGCCAAGATGGGCGCGTCGGATGACATCAAGTCGACCACAGGGCAGTATGACACCAGTCTGGGAGCGACATCGAATGAGCGATCGGGCAAGGCAATTATGGCGCGCGAGCGTCAGTCTGATACTGGCACTTATCATTACGTGGACAATCTGGCGCGGGCTATTCGGCACGTTACCCGTCAAATTGTTGACATAATACCAAAGATTTACGACACCCAGCGGGTTGCTCGCATCATTGGTGTGGACGGCGACACCGACATGGTCAAGCTCGACCCTACCCAACAAGAGCCGGTCAAGAAGATCGTCAACCAGCAGGGTATTGAGATCGACAAGATTTACAACCCCGGCGTCGGTAAGTACGACGTCGTGGTAACCACTGGCCCGTCCTACATGACCAAGCGTCAGGAGGCACTGGACGCAATGGGCATGATCTTGCAAAGCAACCCGCAGCTCTGGCAAGTTGCAGGCGACCTGTTCATCAAGAACATGGATTGGCCAGGCGCGCAGGAGATGGCCGAGCGGTTTGCTCGCGTCATCGATCCGAAGGTGCTGGGCGACGGTTCGGACGACTCGCCCGAGATGCAGATGGCCAAGCAGCAGATGCAAGCGATGGGGCAGGAGATGGATCAGCTCCAGCAAATGCTGCAGAACGTCGGCAAGTCGATCGAGGTGCAGGACTTGGAGCGCAAGAACTTCGAAGCCGAGATCAAGGCGTACCAAGCCGAGACGCAGCGTCTATCCGCCGTGTCTGGCGCTATGACGCCGGATCAGGTGCAAGACGTCGTCATGCAGACGCTACGCGACGTAATGACTACTGGCGACTTGGCGATGAGCGAAGGTGGCCTAGAGCTGCCAGGCGAGATGCCGATGCAGGAAATGCCACCAGAAATGCAACAAATGCCGCCTGAAATGGGTATGATGCCGCCTGAAATGGCAGAAATGCCGCCCGAGGAACCTCAACTATGAATTGCGCAAACTTTGTAGGCATTTTGTTTTTAGGCCGGGATGTCGCCCATTCGGTGCATCTGAACACCCGCAGCTACGCTAAACACAAGGCGTTAGGCAAGTTTTACAACGGAATTGTCGACCTAGCGGATAAGTTTGCCGAAGCCTATCAAGGCCGTCATGGACTGATTGGCGCTATTTCGCTGCAGTCGACCAAGAAGCCCGGTAACATCGTTGAGTTCCTGCAAGATCAGCTCGAAGAGATTGAGGCTATGCGGTACAAGGTGGTCGACAAGTCGGACACCCCGCTGCAGAACATCATCGATGAGATCGTTGGGCTGTACCTGTCAACGCTGTACAAACTAAAGTACCTAGCATGACGATACCCGTATCTCAGACCAAATTTGGCAAAAACGAACCGTTTGAACTGCAAGTTTCACGCGGTGAAGTTCCCGATCATCGATCGGTGGTGGTTTTTGGCTACAACGCTGACGTAGACACGTCTGAGGTAACGGTATGGCCGCTGCCATCTATTATTTCGCACCCTGCTGCTGCGCTGCAGATGAAAGTAAGCTCTACCAATGCCAACGATACGGCAGCAGGTACAGGCGCGCGCACGATTGTCATTCAAGGCTTACGCGGCGATTACACAGAAGTATCGGAAACGGTCACGTTAAACGGCCAAACCGAGGTCTTAACGACAAACCTTTTTATTCGCGTGAACTACGCGTATGTTGCTACCGCAGGCAGTACTAATTCAGCCGCTGGCGACATTTACATGGGTACCGGCACTGTTACGTCTGGCGTACCTGCTACGGTCTACAACATCATTAAATTTGATTTTAACAACACCGTAACCGGCCACTATACGATTCCTGCAGGATACACAGGCTATCTAGCTGAAGGACTTTTTTCGGCAGGTCAGGCTTCAGGTTCTACGCAAGTGCGCGGGCGGTTATTGACTGCGGGCACTGACCGTATTCGTCGTACAGCAGCGGTAACTACGGTCAATAACGGCGTAGCAGACTATGTGTTTGAGTACCCGGTACTCATACCAGAAAAGACAGACATTGAAGCCACCGCCGTAGGCAGCGCAAACAACAACGGGGTGTCTTGCATGTTTATTCTTGTTTTAATCAAAAACACAACGGGCTAATTATGGCAAATTACACCTATATCACCGCGTCGGCCAACATCAAGCCAATGGCGGGCAAGTTGAAAGGCATCTTTGTCAGCGCTGCCTCCAGCAACCCGACCATTGCTGTTTATGATTCGGCAGCAGCTACAACAACCAACATCATTTTGAACACTTTTACGCCTGTTGGAGCTACGTCATACATATTGCCGTTAGAAGGCGCGTACGCTAAAAACGGTATCTATGTGGTCATCAGCGGTACGGTGAACGCCACCGTAATTTACGAGTAAAGGTAAAACATGGCCGTCAATCTCTCCCCGGTCGGCGGCGTTGCCGCGCAGTTTTTTAACAATAACGGCGTTATTTTGTCGGGCGGCAAGATTTTTACCTATTCTGCCGGTACAACCACCAATCAACCCACTTACACCAGCGCATCTGGCGGTATCGCCCACACTAACCCAATTATTCTTGATTCTGCTGGCAGAGTGCCAAGCGGTGAGATTTGGTTGACTGATGGGTTGGCGTATAAGTTTGTCATTACCGACAGCAACGATGTGTTGATTGGCACCTACGACAACATCATCGGCATCAACTCTAATTTCGTTAATTTCACCAACGAACAAGAGATTCAAACTGCTACTGCTGGACAAACGGTTTTCAATCTAACCACCATGCAGTACCAGCCAGGCACTAACAGCCTGTCGGTGTTTGTTGATGGCGTCAATCAATACGGCCCAGGCGCCTTGTATGCGTATGTGGAAACCGACAGCGACACGGTAACTTTTGTTTCGGGCTTGCACGTTGGTGCGTCGGTCAAATTTACAACTTCACAGCTAAACAGCAGCGGCGCGGTTGATGCCGCACAAGTGTCTTATGACCCGCCGTTTGTTGGTTCAGTGCCTACAAATGTTGAAGATAAATTAGCGCAAACTGTTAGTGTTAAAGATTTTGGCGCTGTGGGCGATGGAATTGTTAATGACAGGGCTGCAATTCAAGCGGCATTTGATAGCGGCGCAAAGCAAGTCTATTTTCCTGAAGGGACGTACTGGCTTGGGTCAACGTCTACTGCAATTAACTTTATTGACTTATCTGCGTTGGGTGAAAATCTGGCTATCGTTACCAACGGGTTTGTCGAGTTCGTTGTTGAAACCACAGCAAGCGTAATCCCAAACATTTTTTATCTGAAAGACAACAGCCATTTTAAAAGCGGCGCAGTTCGTTTTAAAGACCTTGGGTATGACCCCTTGGTGACATTCAGAGGCGCTAGAGGTTTTTGCTTAGACAATAACGCTGGAAACTGGGGTGATGTAGTTATTGATGCTGTATACGCCCAAAATTTGGTTACGCCAGTCGGCGTTGTTTCACAAGTTATAGATGCAGCCAACCGAATTCGTGGCATAAAAATTGGGCAACTTTTTGCAGACGATTGCTATCAAGGATTTAACGCCCAAAATTCTGGCGACGGTGTTGTTATTGACAATCTAATCGCCTTCAAAACTTATCGCGCTTATCTTGTATATGGCGTATCTGACCATAGCGTTAATGTTTACGCACGAGATACCAGATTGACCAGCGGAAACGTCAACATTTCCAGAAGCGTTGGTGGATTAAATACTTCAGGAATAACGGTCAAATACGTCAACCGTGACACCACTACGCCTAACGTAGCTCATGTTAACGTCAATCACATTGATTTACTTGGCGGCACAATTTCCAAAATTGACTTAAACATTGATATTCAGTCAAGTGTTGCTTATGTGCCGTGCAAGTTTGTGAACTACACAGGTTTGGGGGGCAGCGAGACAGCGGCAGCATCTTTGAATTTAGTTCAGGACGTAACGCTTTCTGGTTCTTGCGATGCTAACGCAACTGTAGTTGACGTTGTTGCAAGTTACGCTGCTACACGCAGGATGATTTTTAATCAAGGTTATTTTTTCCGGCCAAATACGCTTTTATATACTAAGTTTCAATTTAATCAGCAAATTACAACGGGTACTCCGCAATGGATAACTCCTGGGCCAGACCCTGTGCTTGGCAACGGCAGTTTATCGTACACCCTTCGCATTGTTGAGGGTATGTCTTTTGTTACTATGAAACTGGTTCTTGGATCAACAACTACTTTTGGTACGGGAAATTGGACGTTTTTAGGTTTTGGGCCAAACGCAACAGAAACCGTGCTTGGTACTTGGCTTGCAAAAGTTGGAAGCAACTTTTATTCAGGTGCGGTAAGAATTTTAACTGGAACAACAGAAATTAAAGGGTACGGTTATAACGATCCAAATGAGTTTTTTTCTGGCTTTCCTGCGGCGTGGGGTGCTGGTGATGAATTGACTATTACAATTGCATATCCAATATCTTAAATCATAGTTTTTGTATGATTAATAAAATTACGCGTTGTCCATAAAGATTAAAACATGGCACAAACAGGTTATACGCCAATCTTTACTGCTAGGCGGATACCAAAAGTAACTACCTAAAAATTTGACATACAGAATTCTTAATGTAGTATTAACCACTGTACCGGCCCAGTAGACCGGGGATTCTTCAGGAATCGACAATGTCAGAAGAGCAACAAAATGAACTAGCGGCAGTGCCCGCGCCGGAACCGGAACTAACGGCAGTACCGGAACCCGAAGTAACAGCGCCGGAAACTGAAGAGCCAAAATCGGCCAAAACCTTCACACAAGAAGAGTTGGACGCTGCGATTGGCAAGCGGCTTGCAAGAGAACAGCGTAAGTGGGAAAGAGAACAAGCTCGGCGACAGCAGGAGACTGCACCGCCCGCGCCAGCTCCTTCGTTAGAGCAATTTGAGTCGGTTGATCAGTACGCGGAAGCGTTGGCTGCTCAAAAGGCAGAAGAGTTGCTTGCTAAACGAGAAGCTGACCGCGCTCGCATGGAAACGCTCGAGGCTTACCACGACCGTGAGGAAGAGGCTAGAGGCAAGTACGAAGACTTTGAACAAGTCGCGTACAACCCGAACCTACCGATCACGACCGTGATGGCTGAGACAATCCAAGCGTCGGATGTTGGGCCAGACTTAGCGTATTACCTTGGCACCAACCCGAAAGAAGCTGATCGTATTTCTCGTCTGTCGCCGTATATGCAAGCCAAAGAGATTGGCAAAATTGAAGCTAAGTTAAGCGACAATCCGCCGGTCAAGAAAACGACAAGCGCCCCACCGCCGATCGCGCCCATTAGTGGCCGTGGCACTGGAGCCCCGTCTTACGATACAACCGACCCACGTTCTATTAAGAACATGACAACGTCGGAATGGATCGAAGCGGAGCGCCAGCGCCAGATTCGGAAGTTGGAAGCTCAACGTAACCGCTAATTTTTTTTTGAAGGATTATCATGGCAAACTCGATTCTTACCATTGACATGATCACTCGCAAAGCGCTCGAGATCCTCGAGAACAACCTGGTGATCACTCGTAACGTCAATCGTCAATACGACGATTCTTTCGCCGTTGAAGGCGCAAAAATTGGTTCCACCCTGCGTATCCGTTTACCAGATCGCGCGTTGGTAACCGACGGTGCCGCCCTGCAAGTTCAGGACGACAACGAACAGTTCACCACTTTGACCGTTGCTTCGCAGAAGCACATCGGCGTGAACTTTACCTCTGCCGAACTCACCATGCAGTTGGATGACTTTGCAGAGCGTGTTCTAAAGCCTCGTATTTCGCAGCTTGCGTCTTCCATTGACGCTGACGTTGCAAATGCGTACAAAAACGTGTTCAACTCGGTTGGCACCCCAGGCAGTACTCCATCGACTTCGCTCGTTCTGCTGCAAGCTCAGCAGAAGCTGAACGAAAACGCTGCTGTGATGTCGCCACGGTATGCCACCGTCAACCCAGCCGCTAACGCTGGTCTGGTCGAAGGCATGAAAGGTCTGTTCAACCCGACCGACACCATCAGCCGCCAGTTTAAGAACGGCATGATGGGCATGGGCGTGCTGGGCTTCGACGAAGTCAACATGTCGCAGTCGATCAAGCAGCACACCAACGGCGACTGGGGCACCGGCATCACCGTGACCTCGACCGTTACTACCGAAGGTCAGTCGACTCTGCCGATTAGCTTTACCGGCTCGTCGAAGACTTGGAACGTGGGCGACGTGTTTACCATCGCTGGCGTGTTCGCCGTCAACCCGCAGACTCGTGAGTCCACCGGCTCGCTGCAGCAGTTCACCGTGACTGCCGCTGCTACCGGTTCTTCGACTGCGACCCTGTCGATCAGCCCTGCGCTGTTCTCAGCAACCCAAGCCTTGGCTACTGTTTCGGCACTGCCTGCGGCAAGTGCGGCCGTCACCATGCTGGGTAACGCAACTGGCCAGTATGCTCAAAACTTGGTCTACCACAAGGACGCGATCACTTTTGCTACCGCCGATCTGTTGATGCCTCAAGGCGTGGATATGGCTTCTCGCCAAGTCCACAACGGTATCTCGATGCGTATTGTTCGTCAGTACGACATCAACAACGACCGTCTGCCTTGCCGTATTGACGTTCTGTACGGCTTTAGCACCATCCGTCCGCAAATGGCTTGCCGCATCTGGGGCTAAGCACTGGTGGGGGCTTCGGCCCCCATTGACGACTTTATTTGAAAGGAAATTATCATGGCACTTCCTAACGGCGCAGGCGGCTATCAGCTCGGCGATGGCAACCTTAACGAACCAGTCATGGGCTATTTGCCCGCTCCACTTACGGAGACTGGCACTTCTACTGTCACCCTTACCGCTGCCGAAGTAACCGGCGGCATTTTGATTGCTAACCCCGGTACGACTGGCACTACCTACACGATGCCTATCGTGGTAACGTCGGGCGCTACCACAGGCGTTAACGATCTGGTGTCTAGCGCTAAAGTTGGCAGTACGTTTAACTGGACTGTTATCAATATTGGTACAACTACCGGCGACATTACGATGGCCGCAGGTACTGGTACGGGTTGGACGATTGTTGGTTCTTTGACGATCAATAACGAAACTTCGGCTTCGTTTATCGCTCGTAAAACCAGCGATACGACTTGGACTCTGTATCGCATTTAAAGTTAAACCAAGGGGCTTCGGCTCCTTGGTTACCCCCTTTTTTGGAATAGACAGAAAGGTTTATCATGCCAAATACTAAAGCTATTGGTGTCGCATTTGCCGACCCAGAATTTGATTCAGTGCAAGTTGGTTCTGCCGGCGCACCAATTCAAATTACTTCGTCTGGTGTTCTGAACGGTGGTTACGCCACTACTTCGGCAACTTCAGGTGATACGCGTCTGACGTATCAGCGTCTGACTTTTACCTCGACTGGCTCGGGTGAAACTATCCGCGCACTTTCAACGGTAACCGGCGCTAACGCAGCTACTGCAGGCACCATCAACGGCGCACACATCAGCGCATCAATTAATGGCTCCGGCACAAATAGCGGTGCAGCTAACGCTATTCGTGCAACCATCGGCGGTTCGTCCACCAACCCTGGCGGCACCCTGGCTGCACTGCAACTGGATTCGGACTTTGCATCCGGCGGCACTTGGAGCAACACTTCGTTCCTGCGCGTGACTAACAGCGGCACTGGTGAAGTCGGTAACTTTGCTGCCATGCCTGCAGTCAGCGCAACCGGTGTGTTCCGTGCCAAGGTTGGTTCGCCCGTTGTTACGCACACGATTCCAGTGACCAGCGGCGGCACGACCTATTACGTCATGGTCAGTACCGTTGCCTAATGGAAATTAGTCGAGAGTTTGTTGAGTCTGAGATTCAGACGTTAGAGCAAGAGATCGGGAAGGCGCAAGCCTTCCTGATTCAAGCTCAAGCTGTTTCAGCTGCGTACAAAATGCTGTTGACACGGCTTGACACGCCGGAACCAGAACTACAGAAAGACACTGATGCCAATAATTTATCTTCAACACCCTAAACACGGCACCAAAGTCGCTAACATGGATTTGGAAGCCGATTTTGATGAACAAAACGGATGGGAGCGGTATAATCCCGACACGTCTTCGGCTCCCGAAGTAGCGGCGCCAGTCAACGAGCTGGAACCCAAACGTCGTCGTGGCCGCACACCTGTAGAGGCTGCGGCACCAGAATAAGGAGCGGATATGGCCACTACTGCTGGCGATCAAATCAACCGAGCGTTGCGATTGCTTGGCGTATTGGCTGAAGGCGAGACGTCTTCGGCGTCAGTAATGCAAGACGGTTTGACAGCTTTGAATCAAATGATTGATTCGTGGAACACCGAGCGTTTAGCCGTGTTTTGTACCGAAGACCAAGTGTTTTTGTGGCCGCCCAACGAGATCACGCGCACGTTAGGGCCAACCGGCGACTTCGTCGGTAATCGTCCGGTTTTGATTGACGACGCAACGTATTTCCGTGACCCGCAGACAAATGTCTCGTACGGCATCAAGCTAATCAACCAGCAGCAATACAACGGGATTGCGGTTAAGACGGTGACCAGCACCTACCCGCAGGTTATGTTTGTGAACAACACGTTCCCAGACATTACCATGACGATCTACCCCAAGCCAACGCGTGTTTTGGAGTGGCACTTTGTGTCGGTGCAGCAGCTGACCCAACCGGCTAATCTTGCTACGCAGTTACATTTCCCACCAGGCTATCTGCGCGCGTTTGTGTACAATTTGGCTATGGAGTTTGCGCCAGAGTTTGGCGTCGAGCCGTCGCCGCAAGTTGTTCGGATTGCAATGACGTCTAAGCGCAACCTGAAGCGGATCAACAATCCTGACGATATCATGTCAATGCCTTACTCGTTGGTTGCGACTCGTCAGCGGTTTAACATCTACGCCGGTAACTATTAAACCGTGAAGACGCCCATTCTTGGATCGACTTACGTCGCTCGCAGCGTCAACGCTGCGGACGCGCGTATGGTCAATATGTTTCCAGAGATTGTCCCGGAAGGCGG